CCATCATTTGTCATTGTAATTGTTCCATCTTCTGAAACTTGTGTATCAATATAAGAAACGAATTTTTTATGAATATTAGAAGATTGAATCATACGAATCACATGGTCACGACAATTCACAATACCTTCATCAAATAATTTATATAATCCTGGAATATATTCAATATTTTTTAAAGCAATCTTTTTTGTTTCATTATCATAAATCCACATACTTGCATCTACATTTTCAACAGAACCGATGTAAGTATCTGGATTATCTAGAATATGCTGCTTATCAGTCTTTTGCTGATACACATTTGCTAAGTCTTGGTCACTACTTGAAGATTGCATGTTACTTACTAATAATAATATTATTTTTTTATTTCAATTTTTTATATACATATATTAATGACATCAAGCCGTTTTGATATTAAAAAATTTTGTGAAGGAAATAGTTGTCCGCGTGTAAGCTATAATAAAGTTGCAACTGGAGGAAATGATCCTACAATGAGTAGTAAAATGCGTTATGCGCAGTATGTTCGTGGTCAAAAAACAAGAGCAGTTGTTACTATTGTTCCCAACACATTTGTTGTTGATAAAAATGTTCCATATTATCGTTTTGCATTAACTCAAACCCAATCTACTATTCGTTAATCTATTATTTATTTAGGAATTTTATCTACGCAAATTATATAATGAGTGAACTTAAACCCGAAGTTATGTCAGGCGGAAAGCCTATGCAAAGAGTTGGAAGTCGTCGTCAAGTAAAAGTATATAAAACTGCTAAGATGACACCTGGAGGTCTTACAGCTAAAGATTTAGTAATAAACAAGCACGGAAGAATTGTATCCAAGGCAAAACACGATATTGGTGATAAGTTATTGTTGAACTTAACCAGAAAGGGCTGGTACACCAAGAAGGGAAAATTTGGATCCAAGCAAAACTTAAAGAGAGCTAAGAGAGATAAGAAAAACAGAACCCAAAAGAAGGGTAGAAAGGGAAGAAAAATGAAGGGAGGTATGAGTGAATTCTCCGCCGATAAGCTTTTAGAAGGTGGTGAGGAAAAGGAAGCTTTTGAAGGAGGAGAAGAAAAACCTCTTTTAGAAGGTGGCGAAGAAGCTCAATAAATTCCTAATTTAAAATGATTATATATTATATAAAATTTATAATATATGACAAAATTGAAAAGAACAGGAGATGGAGGATATCTAATTAAGGGAAAAAAATACGAAACCTTACGAGGCACCCGTCGTCAAGTATATGAATATGAAACTGCTTATAAAACCGCAGGAGGACTATTAAAAGAAGATTTAGTACAAAATGACAAAGGCAGAATCGTTTCAAAAGCTAAATTTGATGATGGACCCAACCTTTTGAAAAATCTAACAAAACGAGGATTTTTCACCAAAAAAGGAAAATTTGGACATACCAAAATGAAAACTAGAAAATTACGCAAAAAACTTACACGAAAAAATAGAAGAAAAATGAAAGGCGGAAGCGATATTGATGAAGCAAGAGATAAAATACAAGAGGTAAAAAAACAGATTAAACTTATTAGTAAAGATGCAATTCTTAACAATATTCCTGAAAATGTCCGAGAACAAATTCCAGAAGATATGATAAACTCATTATTAAAACCATTAGAATCATTATTTAAAGCAAAAGATAAATTAGAAACAAAACTTGATGAATTAGAAAAGGCATTAGATGAAGGTGAGAAAGAATTAAATGAAAAGGTAACAGAAATTACAGATTTAATAGATGAAGAATTAGGAGAGGAAAAAATAAATGATTTAATAGATACATTGAAAATAGGTGTAACTAATATGGCTTTAAAAGTTCCAAAAGAAGCTGTTAGAACTGGTCTTATAAAATTTATGGAACCAATAAGAGAAGAAATGAAGAACAAAATAAAAGAAATAGCAAAGTCTCCAATATCAACAGCTGCAGAAGTTGCAAAATCTATTCAAAAAGAAGAACCTGCGGATAAAGATGAAGAAGAACCTGCGGATAAAGATGAAGAAGAACCTGCGGATAAAGATGAAGAAGAACTTGCCGATAAAGATGATAAAGAAAAAAAAGAACTTGCTAAAGAAGATGCTGAAAATCATACTGATGAAGCAGTAAAAAATATAATAGATGGTCTTACATCAGAAGAAAAAAAAGAATACGAAGAAGAAGTGGAATATGCTAAAATTGCTGCAGCACAAAAATATGCAACACCAGGTAATGCATCAAAATTATTAGAAGCACAAATTGCGGAAGAGGCCAAAGAAATTAATAATAAAGGAGGAAAAAAGAAATCAAAAGGAAAAAAATAAGATCATAATATATACAATACATTATGGTCAGTAAAAGAAAGACTATAAAAAATATAAATAAAAAATTTAGAAAAACAAGAAAACAAAAAGGAGGAATGGAAATAACAGAAGAAGAGAGGAGAAATCAGGGAATGAGGCTTGTTCGTTATGCATGGCTGGGAAACATATCAGTAGTTCAAGATGCAATAGATAATGGAGCTGATATAAATCATACGAATAAAGAGGGTCACACAGCTCTCATGGAGGCAATTTATAATAAATACACAGAAATCGTGCGTATGCTATTGGATAATGGAGCTGATGTAAATGTGAAGAATATAAGTGGCGATACGGCTCTTATTTGGGCAATTGATAACAAAAGACAAAGAGACAGAGACAAAGAAAAAATAGAGATTGTGTCAATGCTACTGGATAAAGGAGCTGATGTGAATATAAGAGGTAGGCATGGCATGACGGCTCTTATGATGGCAATATTTAAACAAGACACACAGATTATGTCAATGCTACTGGAGAAAGAAGTTGATCTAAATATTGAGGATAATTATGGCAGGACGGCTCTTATGATAGCAAGTTTTATAAGTAATCATTATAAAAACATAGAGATAATATCAATGTTGCTGGAGAAGGGAGCTGATATAGAGCAAAAGAATCATAATGGCGACACGGCTCTCATGTATGCAAGTAAGAAAGGAAACGCAGAAGTTGTATCTATGCTACTGGACAGAGGAGCTAATATAAATGTAACAAATAATAATGGCGAGACAGCTATCATGTTAGCTTCTAATAACGATATTAAGTCCTTAATTGAGGCCAAACAAGAACAAATTATAAACGATGTAAATCTAGTAACTTATAAAGGAGAAACAGACGATGGAGAGCCTTTATTGAACTATAATCAAGGTGACATAGCGCAGCAAATAACACCATATGTTGCTGGAAAACAAAAAATTCGTTTCAAAAGAAAATTCAAAAAATATTATAATAACATGAAATAATTACAAATACCATTGACTTTTTAAGAATTTATTATCAATAATATATTCTTGACATGTTTCGTTAATATACTTATAAAAATACATTTTATTAGCAATAATGGGTTGTGATACAGTATGCATAGCTTTACAATAATATCCATAAATATAAGATAAACTAATATTAGGATAATTAGTATTTTCAGAATCGGAATTAGTTACATATTTTTCTTTCAGCATATTACGATAATTATCCAAAACAACTTGTATATCACCTTGTTTATCCCATAATTTACATTTCATGCCTTGAATATATTTCCCACTTTCAATTTCAATATGGGGATAATAATAATTCAATAAATCAATAATTTGTTCCTCATTTAAAGAAATATTGCTCCATTTTTTAAATAAAGTCATAATTTCATCAATTTCTAAATCACTTTCGTTTGTATCAGACTCCATTTGTGTATTCCAGAAATCAATAAATTTTTGAATAACAGGCAAATGTTTGCTGTATAAACTATAAAAACAATCTTCTTCTTGATGGTAGTAATCTTCCAATAGAGAGATTAAATTAGTTTTTAATGAGTTCATAAAGACAACAGAAGGTATATTCTTTCTTTCAAGAAAAATTTTCCATAAGTATTGCATATTTTTCCAAGTAATAGCAATATTTTTATTAGAGGCATCTTGTTTATCCAAATTATTATCAACAAACTCGTTAATAAGTGTTGCACTATCGGTATTTGCAATGTATAAAATCTTTTTATTAAGTTTTATATCATTACAGTGTTTTTGAATAAAATCATCAGAACTTTCGTAACGAATAGAATAATGACATGCTACACAAAAAAGATTTAATGCACTTTTTTCCAACATATCTTTCCATAGAGTCTCATTTTTGATACTATCGTTAATGGACAATATTCTACAATTATTATAATCATGTTCTTTGTATTTGTATTTAATAGTATTATTTAAATCCAAATCAAAAAACATTTGACATTTATTATTTAAAGTTCTAATAAATTGTTTTGCATTGGGATTAACAAAGTGGGTTAAATGTCTATTTTTTTTCAAAATATTGTCTCCTAGAACAATAAGAAAATATTTAGTTTCAGGTTTATTTCTAAAAAAAATAGGGTTTAATAAGTCCAAAACATTTTGAATAGTAGAAGATTCGGGAATAGAATTCATAATATTTTGTTCCTTAATTTTCTTCATAATATTAATTTTAGTTTTTTGTTTCCAAGCCATAAGATTCTTTCCCTTTGTAATATTAGTAACAATATCTTGAATGATAATATCTTCACTTGTAACATTATAATTAATACCATCATACTTGAAAAACAATTCACTTATATTACAATAATAATAACGATTATTTTCAATAAAATGATTAATAAACTCATCTTGTTCTATATTCATTTCATTTATACGATTGACTCTACCATCATGTTCATTTTTTATATTTTGCATAGTAATCTCAAGTTGTTTTTGTAAATAATTATTTAGTTTATTTATCATATATGTATCATCTTTGTATTTAATATATAAACTTTCTACAATATTTTTTGACTGTAAAATGTTCTCATTCATAACAATATATAAAATAATATAAGTTTTCTATATTATTTTAATTTAAATAGATACGACAGTTTTACTTTTTACTGTTTGACATTCAACTGCATCAACAGCAGAGATTTTAAGATATTTGGTAAGAGCAACCCTAGAATTTAATATTTCATCTTGTGACATTACTGAAAACCAGTTATATTTAGTTCTTTTTAGCAATTCGTCACTTGGTATATGAATACCGTAAATGTATTTACCAACATCTAACAATTTTTCCTCCATTAAATCATCCAATAAAATAGGATTTTTCTTGTTATCTTTAACGGCAACTTCTTTACCATCTACTAAATTAATTTTTCCAATTTTGCATAAAGACATAAGAGAAGTAGAAATATATCCTTTAAACTCACCTTCAGAACTAAAATGTCCAGACTTTAATTTATTTTGAACGGTAGAAATAATATCAAACAATTCTTGATTATTTTTTTCAGCACCGCAAAGATAGATATCAGGAACAAACATATAATTATCCGTTTGTCTGACTAAGTCATTTATTTTATTAACATTTTCAGTAACAAAAAATTTATTTTGAGCTGTGTATTTTTCATAAAAAGGTAATAATCTTCTTAGACAGATGAAAGAGTTAGGAACAACTAAACCTCCATAATAATAGGGAAGCATCAACATTCCAAGTTCTCTAAAATGTGTTTTCATAGGTTCAGCCATATTTTGTAAATCAACATCCCAAGAAGGAATTAGCTTTTTGAAAGAATTGTCATCAATTAAACAAATATTGAAGTCTTCACTATTATAATTTAATATAGATTTGATAGTTAAATGTAAATATGGTTGATTTAGATCCGTGTTATTTCTGGATTGAAAGCTTTTCCACATTCTAGAATTAACTTCGTATTTTGAGTGAATAAACATTTTAGGTCTATTA